GTGCAGTTTCAGCATTAAGTTCAAACTCAGATTGGAGCAGATATCTAGCACGACGAACGAAATCACCAATTATAGGCGTGTTCTCATCCGTGAGCCAGTAAGCTCTACATTTTTCCAGCAATTTCATAATGGGAGTTACATTGTGGCCTAAAGCCACAGTAGTATGGATTTTTGTTAGTTGGCGTGGTACATCACAACAAGTGTTGAGATCTCCGTTCCAAACATCGGGCGAGTAAACTCTGGCTAAAAACTTAACTCCTAGAGCACCGCGTGGGATCTTTTGTACATCAATGTCTTGTCCAATCATTTTGGCAGCACGCTGATAATTTTCTACATGCACATCCGCAGTCAAACCATCGTCCCCGCCATAAATCCCTAAACTTTTCCAAGCTTCTTCAGGGGTAAGGCAAGTTCCATCGGGACGTCTCAATCGCGCCTGAACATAACTTACAAAGGAATTCGTAACACCATTGAAACTTGAAGTTTCAGGGGAACCAGACAATCGTGCAAAGTCGGTTTCATACATAAGTCCTAAGGTAGTAAAGGCTTTTAGATCAAATTGGTTTCGGTGCTGTTCTAAGACGTGTTCATGATGGATCTGTCGGAAGGCTCGAACAAGACATAGTCTTTCTAGTTCTCGCATAAGATTGGAACCATGTCCGTCAAACTTATGGAAATCTGAGTTGCTAACGTCATTTATAGCGGCTTCACACACTTCTGCCACACGCTGCGCAATCTCTGCGGGTGTTTTACCAAAGGCATACCATTTCTGATGTTTTAACACCTTCTCCGTAAACGCGTAGATATACTTCGAATATTCAGCCTTGTCTTTTCCATTAATTTGAGAAATAAGACGCGGCGCCGCGACCTTAGCGTACGATTCCTTCTTAATAAAGGTAGTGCATACCCGCTTTGGCTCACCTGGGACTATCGTCTCAAGAATTTTGCGCTGGGTTGGTTTACACTGTTTTGCGTACAGGTAGTCGTCATCGACAGGATCAAGCATAAAGGGTTCGGGAATCAGAAAAGCTACATATTCCTCCATTAAATTAAAGATAAACTCGGTCATTGGTAGTTGGTCAGGTCGAACATTTACGATTCGATCTCTGACCGCAACTCTCTCCGACTCAATACCATTCGTTGGGACAAAACAATCACCAAGGATAGGATTCATGAACGGGGTAACCAAGGGTTTCTCAGAGGGGTCATATGTGGTTGGTCTATATTGGTAAGTCTGGATGGATTCTGATACTGGACAAATGACATCGGGTTTAGTTGTAACGCCGGATCGGTGAAAATCTAGCAAAACAGCTCCGGCAACTTTGTCTCCATCTACTAGAGATACGGTTTGGGGCATAGTAAGATCATACTTAGACGTGAGGGCAATTGTGGCCAGCGTTTCATCCACTTCTGCGGGAACAGTAGCTTGGGCATATTGGCCAACTTTACCAGTTGAAACTAACAAGCCATCATCCATTGAATTTACGGTCATTCGTAAGAATCGACCGTGAACGACGGAGAGGCGAGTCAGTTGGCGACCAAAAAGAAAGAGTCGCGCCATTATGGAGGAGAAGAATCCAAACCATGCTGAAATGGGTGTTAACAAAACCAATTCATGATCTAACGATGTTCGTCTACGATCAATACCATAGGTAACAGCTTTATACGGAATGCCTAAAAAGGTTTTACATACAAAGATATTGTCATGAGCGTAATTCCAAACGTGATGCTCATATCTGCCACCTCCAATTACTCTATAATCAACAACATTATCTTTGTTGAATGTATAAGAATATTCCTCAGCAGTTCTGGCAACTTGCGAGGGTTGGAAAGTGTACAATAAAATGGGAGCATAATGATCACACAAAAAGGATGGCATATCAACATATTGGTCCACATCAACCATTGAAAAGAGGGGGTGCTCAGGGGGATTGAAATCCTCAGCTTGAACATTCATATCTTTCGTCCAAAATTGAACTCGACTTCCTTCCCGTCCTTTGCGCTCATCAGTACGTGAGCGTTGTACAAAATAGGGCGTTAGACCTGTCAATGGACCAATTCTATCCATGAAACTAGATGCTTTAGATCGGTCACAGGCGCTCTTAGCGTGAGTGTGGCCAGCAGCAGGATTCAATTTGGAGAATTCCAAGGCAGTAAACGTTGAACGGAGGAGTTCAGGTCGTTGGTATGGGTGTGTTATCAAAGTGTTAATTAAGCGCATCACAACCTCTTGAACACGCGTGGCGAAAATGAGTCCAACGCGGAGGTAAGTGTAAACACATAATAGGAAAAACGTACAACAAGCAGCTACGATATCGAAAAGTGAGTAAACAGACTCAACATTGTATATTCGATTGATTAAGTAACAGTAACGTGTTTGCGGGAACGTCCAAAAGAACAAAAAAGTCTCAGGCGGCGCGCATGAAAACTTCGCATATAAAAACGCGCGAAGATTAAACGCTTTAAAGCCGTCAAGCATCTTGATTGCAAGCTCAAGTATGTACTCAGGAAGAACAAACCAACAATAGTTAGTGAGTTCAAGAAAATTGAGTATCAGACTCGATAAAGGGGTAAAAATTGTAGCTTCAACGGTCGCAGTGACGGTATCCACTATATAATCAATTTTGTCACCATTGTTTGTAAAATGTAACAAGGGCAACAGGGCCGTTAGGCCGAAAAGCACGACAGCGAGAATCATTGTAGTAACGAGTCAAGGTATCGTGGGTCC